GGGACAGCCTTGAATGTGTCTTCAATACTGGGTCTTACAAGGATAGGGCCATTGTTTGCAGCATTAACTACGGCAGCTACAGAGATGACATTGTTGGGGGAGTCTGGCTTTGTCGTAGTAAATCCACCAGCTACTGTGGGGCTTGCGTAGAGGATTGCACCATCAGTGTAAGCTGACGTATTAATTCCACGGATTTCACCAAAGTAAGATACAAGTCCGTCAGCACCATTAGCGATACTCTCTGCTGCAACACCCATAAGAGTGTGGCTATCAAGAGTGCCATTGGCAATAAAAGGTGCAGCCAGAAGGATACCACTATTACCAAGAGAACCAGCAAAGCGAACTACAGTACCAGCGGGGATAGCTGCACCTGTGCTGTTACGAACTCGGTAGAAAACATCTTGACCAACGTGCATGATCACATTGCCACCATTGACACCAACAGCAAGGGTGTTAAAGGTAGGGTCCCAAGTCAGTTCCCCATCAATGGGGTTTGCTTTGACGTTGGTAGTATCAAGAGCGATGTAGTCAACAGACTTAAAGAACTCTTCACGAGTAATCTTCTTGGTGGTAGCAGCAGAGGTATCTACGATAGCGAGAAGGTCATCTTGTGCAGCACCAGCCCCAGTAAGGGCAGTCAAGGCAGAGATTTTGGTATCAGCCATTTGGTACAGCCTCCGGGTTTACTTCTTCACTTGCTTGTTGCAATCTTTGCTCATAAGCATCTTTATCAAAGTCAAGCTCTGCGATGTTCATCAGGTTATCAACAAGTTCAGGATGGTCTTTGACTTCGATACCAGCACCATTAAGGTTACGCAGGAAGGAAGCGATTTCACGAAGGTCGTGAGGTGCAACATCACCAGCCACAAGCTTAGGCATAGTCTCCCAAGGAAGCCCATTGAGTTGCCACAGACGCTCTACCAGTTGCTTATTGAGAACATCTACGATATTGTTGATGTAACTCTCTAGGCTACGAAGGAACAGGTCAGTCTTGGTCTTGGAGAGCGCATAGGAACCTGAACCTGAACCTAGCATCAGGAACTCAGCCATAAGGCTACGAGCGATATCGTGCTGATAGCGTTTAACTACAGGATCAATATCAATCGACCTAGAGCCATTAGCTGTAATGAGTTCAACATCCATAAGGCGCTGGTTAGTAGGCTTACCATCTGCATCCACATAAAGGTCAGAGGGAAGCAGAGCATAACCTTGGTCGTTGTTCTTCAGGTCACGAAGGATACGCTCAAACTGCGACCTAAGATTAACCTGATCTGCTGTGGCATCTGAACTCAGATACTCCGCAGGCATACGGCCAATAGGCACTCCATGTAGTTCCCGCTCAATAGCCACGGCCTCATAATTCTGAATCTTGTTGAGATAAGTATAGCTGACATAGGCGTTCCTAAGAACTGAGCGACCAGAGGGGTCATTGTTCAAGCTTGTGGTTCTGTAGTAAACAGATTTCTCAACGGGGATCATTACGGGGCGTTTGCCCCAAGTGGACTCTTGCCACATACCAAGAACTTCCCCTGTCTCTTGGTTAATCTCAAAGCCTTCAACAGTCCAAGGAGCACGGATAGCAATCTTCTTGATACCGATACGACCATCGTTGAACTTGGAGTTCTTCTTGGGACTACGGAAGTCACCTTCACGACGCTTGTAGATAACTTCGAACCACCCAAAGCCATAGGTCAGGTAAGACAAAGCTTCCGAGATGTGGTCATCAAGACTGTGGTCCATATCGTCAATAACAGATTTAAGGAACTCAACTTCACGTTTAGCTTCTTCACTGTTATCGGCGGGAACTACTTTAATCTCTACATCTCGGAGGGTCTGTTCAACAGCATACATAACGGAACCAACGATGGCATTCCCATCACGCATCTCTTTGTACTTCTGAATACCACGTTTACCCTTGAGGTCTTGTTGGTATTCGTCTGCCCTGATATCTCCGGTATAGGTTTGTTTTCCGTAGACCCCTAAGGTCATTTTAGCAGATGTTTCGCTAAGTTTATTCATAACGATTGCCTTTTGACATATTTATATCAGCAGGCAATACCTGCAAATTCCAAGGAACATGCAAACCACAAACATTTTTACCCTGCAATGGCACAATGTGATCTACATGATATTTTTGACCAGCAGTAATCTCACAGTCTCGTGCAAGATCGTATAGAAACTTGATCTGTGCATGTTGGTCATCTGTAAGCCAGTTTGGGCAAGACTTATTAACAACACCACGTCGCTTAGAAGCCGCAACCCTCATAGATTTTCTATGCTTGTCTGGGTTGTTCTTAACATAAGCTTTGTTCTTATTTAGAATCTTTTCTCTGTTTGCAGAGTAATAAACCTGCCCTCTACTTTGCTCATAGGCTTTAACCCAATCTTGATTATCACTTTTCCAGACTTTGTTCCTGTCCATAAATTTAGCAGGGTCTTTTTGATAATCTTGCCTCTTCTTGTGACAAACACATTCTTTACAACTTGAGCAATGTCCATCTTTAGCTGAAGCATTCTTGTGGAACTGATCAAGAGAAAACTCTTTAAGACAAGTCTTACATGTCTTTGTGGCAATCTCTTGATCAAGTTTCATAAGGTTTACTCTTCTTCAGGTTCTGTTTTAGGGGTAAGCCCCATGAGTCCCAGAGCAGCAACAGCGTCAGGTCCACTCAGTGCAGTAAGCTTGTCTGGCATTGCTGGTACAGGCTCCAACGAGAACACCAGAGCGGCCTGAGCAGCAGTAGCAGCGTCCATGTCGATAAACTCATCAACGTCCCATGCGGGGCGGACGAGGGGCTGTGACACACCCTCTACCCATGCGTCTGAGGCTTCCCAGCTTGCGGCGGCGTACAGGTTGCCATCTGCATCTACCCAGTTCAGGCCGGTGTAGGTCAGGCCGTCCGCCACACTAAAGGCTAGGCACATTGCAAGCTGATTGCTCTCGTAGATAAGGGCTTCGGGTGCTGCGGCTGTGATGCGGGTCATCAGAATGCTCCGGTCTTTTCGTTGAGCCAGTATTCAGTGGCGTTGATGTTGGTGCTGGCGAGGTTCGGGCCGAAGCGGACGACGAGCGAGTAGATTTGCCCGTTGAAGTAGAGGCTGTTTGAGGCGGGTGGGGTAAGACCCTGACGCATGCCGAGATAGAGCGGGTACGCGAGGAAGTTCCCCGCCCCTTGGTCCCCCGTGCTTTGCGTAACCTGAGCGCCGTTCATGCGTATAGTAGCGCGGTCCCCAGAGATGTCTCCCAAGCCAGTTACGACGCTGGTAACCGGGGCGGGGTATCCAGAAGCGACGGCACTAACTACGGCGGTCCCCTTTGAGAAAAACTCGTGCGTCCCAACGGCAGGGGCCAGAACGAAAGTGCCGGGGTTCGCGCCAGAGCCAACGTCCGTACCTTGTTCCACGATGATTTGGTAGGCCCCGCTGTCAGCCAATTTCCTGACCCCGGTGAATACCTGAACCTTATCAACTCCCGGCGTTATCGTTCCCGTCGCCATTGAGTTGTTTGTGCCGTTGAAGAACAGGTACGACAGCGATTGCACGCCCGCCTCGGTCACATCGTATTGAGTTGTGACGCGCTGGTAGGCCGTTGCTGTGGAGCCATGCTCACCTTGTGCGCCCCAGACCAAAACATCGGCGGTTTGCTGGGTTACGTCGCCCTGCGTCCTGATCTGAAGGTTGGTTGCCGTTGTCGTGGAGGTCAGCGAAAACCGCTGCCACGCGCCAGTGACGGTGATGATAGCCGACACTGCACCGTTACTAAGCTGTAGACTGTAGGTGGAGACGCCGTCAAACGAGCGCAGGTACACGGAGTCGGTAGCAAAGCCAGATGCCGGGTCGGGGGCATCTTGGAAAATTCGCGATATATCAGCGCTGGTGGTGCCAGCACCGCGATTGAAGACAATCCTGTCTGCCGTCACGGTGCCGTCTGGAGCGGTCCCGGCATTGGCAGTCACAACGGGCGCAACGCCTGTGCCAGCGTTCAGCTTCAGCCACTCGGCATTGCTGAAATCTTCACTCCAAAGCAGCAAATTCCGCCTACCCCCGCGAGGTACGATACCGTAGAGGGGCCGAGAGGCTGCGGTCGCTTGCACGGCGTGGTTGCCGGGGAGTTCTTTGACGGAGATGTTGTCAACGGAACCTGTGAAGGCAGTGGGTCCGTAGATATACA